ACCATTATAAATAAATGGAGGAGATACGTAAGTACCATAACGAGTCTAAGCGTCTCCTCATCCAATCGGCTACCCGCGAAGGCGACAGTATTTTGGATGTAGGATGTGGATTCGGTGGTGATCTCCAAAAGTGGAAACACGCCGGTGCAAATATAAGCATGTGTGAACCGAACCCAGACTCACTTAAGGAGGCTAAGTCACGCGCAAAGAACATGAAAATACGCGTCAATTTTTACGAAGGTGATATATTTGCGTGTCCACAAAGGAAATACGACGTCGTATGTTATAACTTTGCGTTACACTATATATTCGAATCACCCAAGTTATTCGAGACATCTTTATTAGCAATTAAGAATAGACTTAAACCCGGTGGTCAATTCATAGGGATCATACCGAATTCCGATAAGATTATCATGAACACGCCCGTAAAAGACGAGTTAGGGAACTACTTTATAATGAAACATACGAGTTCTGGGAACTTTGGGGAAAAGTTATACGTCCACTTAGCCGATACGCCGTATTATGCCGACGGACCAAAAGTCGAACCTATCGCGCATAAAGATATGTTATTCACGCGTATGGAAAATTTGGGGTTTACTTTAACACTGTGGGAAGATCTTAAAGGGAACCCGGTTTCGGATTTGTATAGTAAATTTAGGTTTGTGTATAAGAAATAATTACTTTTTATTAGTTTTAATATATTGGGTCGTGGTTCGGGTTTCATTAAAAAATCAATAAATTTACGTATCATTTCTACTTTTTTTTCAATTTGATTTTTTATATAGGTTTATGGTAAGATGATACTCGCTATACTTCTACTTATCATAAACGTGTATATATACATGAGTACGAAACAAAACGAAAAGGTAAAAGAAGTACGGGAAAAATATAGAATTCTCAGGGAACATATACAAACAACTGGACATAGTGAGTTTAAAGTTTTACGTCACGAAGTACCATTAACAATGTATCACAGGACAAATGGACACATTGGGTATAACACGAATAAAGGTAATGAAATTGGTTTATGCTTAGACGGTGATACGAACGAAATATTCCACGTATTAATACACGAACTCGCACACTCAACGGTCGATGAGTATTCACACAGTAAAGATTATTGGACAAATTTCAAAAAATTGAGAGATATGTGCGTCCAACTCAGAATCTATAAAGAAATACCAAAAAAAACTAAATTTTGTGGTAAACACGTCCAGGATAAATAATCTAAGGTAAATGTAATAATGTCAGCGACAAAAGTTGATTTAGCAAAAGCTATTTTATTATGGAATGGAATTTTATCTTTATCGAGTATACCACTACTCGCGAGTGAATATTGGTCTAATGTGATCTTTTTATTGCTTATTATACCTAATGTTTTGGGTATGATGCCAAGAGGTGGTAAATTATGGGGACGTCTTTCCCTTGATATGCCTTTCCTTTTGATATCGACTATAATAAGTTTACTTTTTACACTCTTAATTACAGAAACGAACGAAAATATAAAAGAAGATTTTGTTAGGTTCGGTAAAAATACACGGAGTACAGTGACTGTTGTTGGACTTCGGGCATTGGGATTAACCATTGGGTTTATAATTTCTTATTTATTGTTTGGTGGTGATAAAATGTATTCACACTTTAATTCTAATTAAGCGTATCTTTTATACAAAAAGAATGCAATGGCGGCGACTGCACCAGTCGAACCCAAACCAACGGCACTTCGGTTCCCTTGGTCGTTAAGAAATTGTGGTACGAAATTTGCGAGTTTTTCTTGAACTGGCTTACTAATCGCTATCGCAGTACAAACAGCGACCACGAGAGCTTGAAACTGATCATCAGTTAAGTTAAATGGGTTTTGACTAGAATTCTTTTGTCTAGACTCGTTTGGTTGTTGAAGACCCATCATTGGTGATTGCGCTTGCGCCTGTGTCATTCGTGGGTCAACTGCCATCATTGGTGGTTCGAGGGGTGATTCTGCTTGCATAACATCTTGAATTGGAGTAGAGTCCATAGTACTTTGTTTAAAATCAATATTTTTTTCCGATACAATATTCGGCGGTTCTATAATAGGTTGTTGTCCTTTTTCTATGAAATTTGTAGACATGTTATTATTTAATGCTACCATACCATCGCTATTCTCGGAAAGGTTTAAAGTACTCACGTCAGTTGACATTTATATGTGCAAAGTTTTTTGATTTTTTACGTTTACGCGTTAGCCTGATTATTTACTTACCTTGATTATGTAAACTATCAATAAAAATATTAAAATTAGTAAAACTAATAATTTTATATAATTATAATTAGTATTAATATCGTATCTTTCTAAAGCTGCTTTAGAAAACTCTCTTCTATATTTATAATGTCCTGTATCACTACTTATAGCGTTATTGGTTTTTAATTTCTTTACATCACCATTAGTTGGTTTCAAATAAATTGGGGTTTTGTTATAATTTTTAATGTAAATTAAATTTAATAATATATCTTCACCGTTCCATACTGGTTTAGCTTTCAAGGCGAAGTCATTCATCTTATGTTTTTCGTTCATGAAATCTTTACATATCGATTTGTTTGTCATTAAAATTTGAGTTAATACAATTTGTTGATCGCCCATTAAAAACTTTTTATTTGAATACCCTTTGGTTTCGGAAACGTATCTTTTTTCTGAACCTATAACCACATTAGGATTCTTTTTATACTTTTTGTACATTTTGTTAACGTAATTTTCTGACGGTAACATATCGTCATCAATTATTAAAATACAATCGTTTTTTGCATCGCACGACCTAGAGAATCGTAAAGCGACACCTAATTTTGTGTTCATATTTTCATCCCGATAATGTTTAACAATTTTTAGTTCTGGTGTTTCAAAGTATGTTTTACTGTTACCGTGAGATACGATGACTTCTGAAACCAATTTGTAATTAACAATTTTTGGTAATATGTCGTTTATTATATTATCGGGGCGTTTCCAATTTAATATGATAACACTTATCATTTAATGTAACAATTTAAAATAATTAACTGATTAGTTTGTATTTAGGGTATAAACACCCAAACGCTTTTATAATTCGTGGTAAATCGTTTAACTTATCGTAGTCACACATGTCTTCATCTACGTATATGGTTTTTGTACTATGACAAATATCAACCAATATACGGTATCCTTCATCACTTTCACCACCTGATGTAATTTCATTATATGCTGGATAAACTAATGGTGTAATAATATTTTTATGTAATAATTGTTTCGATAAAGTTCGTAAACTATTCATTTCTTCTTAATAACTTTTAATGCGGTCGTTTTTTTAACTGTGTTACGATCACCCAATTTCAAGTTACCGTGTTTTGGATTAAACATCTTCTTATGTGTTTGCCAATATTGTGGTGCACCAACCTTAAAGTTTTTCCTAATCTTTGCTTTGTACCAAAAAACACAATCTTCTATTCTATTACTCTTAGACGTGTTATCTAATACCAAACACTCGTAATTTTCAGTACAAGAGTCCATCACTTTATTGAACATCTCAAACGTTGGAAATATACCAAAAAAGTTTTTATATAACTTCTCACGGTTTTGAATTATATTTTCACGCAAAATAAAAATGTAATCTATATTCGCCCTGAGTGCTGGAGGAAGATCCATACAATATTGCATAGTTAACATGAAAAATATCTTCCAGTGACGACCGTTCATAAAACATTGGCGAATACACGTATCTTTCATGAATTTAGAATCATACATACAATCATCTAAAAGAAGAAACGCACCAGAGTTTGGCTTACCCGCACCAACAAGCTTTTTCTGTCTATCCATAACGCGTTCGATAGCTTCTCTATCGTAATCACCGTATATGAATAGGTCGGGTATATACTGTTGATAATAATGATTACCTTCCTCTGTAGCAGATAGAACTATTCCCGCTGGTAAATGCTTTTTGTGGTACAGAATATCAGTAACGAGTGTAGATTTACCGGTATTACGTTTACCTATAAAAACACATACTTTATCATCAGCCATGCTTTCAGGTTTGAACTTTCGTAATTGAATATTCATCTACCATAACGCCTCGTTTTAATTTATAAAATTTTACTCACATAAAGTAAGAATGGCTGGTAAATTGAACCTTGCTGTCACTGGTATCCAGGACCAATGGCTTACTGGTGAACCTGAATTTTCATATTTCCTGATGAATTTTAAACGACACACAAAATTTTCAATAGAAGCCATAGAAACACCGTTCAATGGTGATCCTAATTTCGATAGCTCCGTTGAGTCTAATATACCAATGAATAAGGGAGATCTTATTAGAAGTATGATGCTTAAATTTACTTTACCTAGACCAACGGCACCGGATAAAACGTTTACAGTTTCAGAATCAGGTGGTAAATACTTTATAGACGGTGATCAACAGGCGACACTCACACTTTATGAAGGTACGACGTATACCTTCAACAATGCAAGTCACCCAACACACCCGTTTAGATTTTCTACAACGGATTCACCCAGTTATTCCGATTACACAACTGGTGTTACGAACCCGGGTACAGCTACGGTTACTTTTACACCAACATATAGTTCGAGTACGCCATCAACTTTATACTATTACTGTTCTTCACACCCCGGTATGGGTGGTCAAATAGACCTTAAAATAGTAAGTTATAGAGAATCTATAGGTGCTCAAATAATAGAATACGCCGATTTACGTATCGGTGGTCAAACTATACAGCGTTTGACCGGGGACTACATATACATGTATAACAATATACACAGTAACGAAGATGATATAAAACAAACCCTTTACTTCTTAGCCGGACATGGAGATTATATAAACGTATCATACGATTGGGATTATAATATTTTATTACCCTTTTACTTTTTAAGACATCCAAGTTTAGCAATACCTGTATGCGCACTAAGCAAACAACAAGTTCAAGTCGAAATAAAATTTAAAAAACTGGACGACGTTGTTGTAACATATACAAGGTCTAACAATGCGATATCAGATCCGCCTCTAAATGTTTCATCGTTGATGAAAAAAGTATCACTGGTTTCTGATTTCTTTTTCATAACCGATAATGAAAAAAGATTCTTACAAACGCGACCAATCGAATACGTTATATCACAAATTCAAATGTCACAGTTTAAGTTTAACCCAGGTGTATCTAAAAAATCGGGTATGTTAAATTTTAAACACCCGGTAAAGGAAATGTTTTTTGTAGCGATAAGTGATGATGTACATAAATACGAAACAATAAAACAAGTTACCATGAAATTTAATAATAATACAATCATCGACGCAGATACTTTAATGTTGTGTTACGAACAACCATTGAAATATTACACGGGAATAACAAACGGTAATTTCGGTGTGTATAGTTTTTCAATGAAACCCGAAACGTATTACCCGACCGGTCAAGTTAATATGAGTAGAATAGCACACAATTTAATCGAAATAGAACTCGATACACCAGACGCTAGTTTTGGTCACAAGGTGTATGTGTATGGAGTAAACTATAACGTGTTAAGAATAGAGAGCGGACTTGGTGGTTTAAAATTTTAGTGAGTTATACTAGTAATGGCTGGTCGTGTTCAATTAGAAATATCTGGTCCACAGGACGCCTTTTTTACGGATGATCCAGAATACACATACTTCGTAAAAAATTTTCAAAAACATACTAATTTTGCACCTTTTTTTACAGATTTAGACGTGGAAGGTGAAGTGGAATTTGGTAACACTATAAGGTGTACCATACCACAAGATCAAGGTGATCTTCTTAAAACCGTGAGTTTGAAATTTGAGTTATCGAGTATACAACAAAATTTAGTAGCTGGTATCGGAGGTATAGGATACGTCGAATCTATAGGACACGCTATTATAGAGTATGCCGAAATACTAATTGGTGGTAAAACAATTCAAAGAATACCGAGCGATTTTTTAGCGATTTATTTCGATAATTACGTATCCCATACAAAACAAGAAAACCTCGCTAAACTTATTGGAAAGCCCCCGGGAGAACTTTCAGGTACACCCGTTTCCAATAAAAGTATAGCAGGATATCTAGGACTCGCTACATCTAACCAGAAATTTTTCGTCGATATTCCTTTTTACTTTTATAATAATCCCGAACTTGCCATTCCTGTATTTGCGATAGATAAACAGGAAATTGAAATTGTTATTAAACTTAGAGATCTAAAAGATTGTATTTTTGGGTTTGATACAGCCAACCCTGCAAATAATTCAATTTATTATTTAAGTGACTATGTACAAACAAAAGGTCTCATAAAAGGAACGAAAATAACGACCGAAATGGTATCGTTAGTACAAGATGAAAAGGATAAGATAAAATCTAAAAAAATAAATTACGCAATCACACAAATTCAAGAAGTTAAGGATATAATACCCAAAGATGCAAATCTTAACAGTGTAGTAAATACAACACACAGACTTAATTTTAAACACCCCGTAAAGGAACTTTTTTTTATAATTCAAAGACTTAGAAAAGAAAATCTTTATTCAGCGAATCCTCATTTTGTTACAAATTTTGATTACGATTCCCTTTTTCAAGTATTTGCTAACACTAACGAATATACGAACTATGAGAATTTACAAAAACTTTCTTTAACACTAGACGATACCGATGTTATTAGTGGAGCGGCTGGTGAGGTTATTAATTTACGCGCGGTTCAAAGCGGTATACACCATACGAGGACACAACTATTTAGAAGGTACTATTCGTATAGTTTTGCTTTAGAACCCGAACGATGGTACCCAACAGGACAGGTTAATTTCAGTTTAATTAAAGACCAGATACTAAAAATTACAACAACACCGGATAATAAGGCTGAAAGAGAACTTAGAGTTTTGGCACAAAGTTATAATATACTCCAACTGGAGAACGGTATTGCAAAATTACTCTATTAAAATGACACTTCAACAAGAAAATGATGCAAGTCTACTTATACAAGAACAAATACAAGGTTCAGCATTAAATATTATACAACCAGTTTTAGAACAGGCAATGGTACTTGCAGCAGGGTACGCAAAGGCGTGTGGTAGAGATACACTTCTTGGTGAAGACATGGAATACGCTATGAAGTACTGTGCTATGAACCAGGTCGGTAAAAATACAGGGTCTCTTTTTCCAGAAATATACGACGAAGATACGGATAGTGAAGATGAGCTCGAAATTATAGATGAAGAAGAAGAAGATATTGAATTTACAAGGTATTCAGGTAGAGAATACAAGTTTGTTAAAATGAACATGGCGTATGATAATTGGAAAGAATGGGTGCCGAAAAACCCGACAGAACACATGTTAAAAAATGCTATAGATAGTAATGAACACCTCTAATCCAGAGGGATCTAATATCGAATCATCATTTTTCAAAATATCTTGTGATAGCTCAAGTGAAAGTGAAAGTGAATCCGATACTGAAACTGAATCCGAAAGCGAATCTTGTTCTTCAGGGGACAGTGAACCTAAAATGCTTAAGGGGTATTTAAAAAACACTAAAAAGTATAAAAAAATTTTATTCGAAGATACTTTGTTCCCAGAATAAAATCTACATTTATAGTATAAAAAATGTCTGCTCAAGAAACTGCTATGCTCGTCGCCCGTGAACTCGAAGGTCAATCCCTCAACGCTATCGTTGCCGGCTTCTCATTTGCCGCCGCCCTTTCGTGGGTCGACTTGGTGAGATGGATCGTCAACCAAGTTGTCAAAGTTAACAAGAACGGAGGCATGAACTACACGCTCACTGCCGTATTCACCACTCTTTTGTCCATCTTCGTCTACTTGGCGGTGTCCAGAGTGTCTTCTAAGGTACAAAGACCACAACAACCAGTCTTCGCTATTACGAAGTAACTTTTTGGGGTTTTTTAATAACAAGTAATAAAAATATTGCCATAGAAACTAATAAAAATATAGATATAAATGCATCCCATTTATGACTATCCTCTTCTTCTTTTTCGAGGATATTCATAGGTGTTTTTAAAGTCTCGGATATAATTTCTTCATCGGTTTCTTCATTAGATAATCTAGGTATATTAACAAATTTATCAGTCGAACACGTAACTGCAAGTTTTAATATATGATTTGCATTTCTAAAATTATAAGGTATTAAACGATTATTACTACTATAATAAAATTGAACACGTAACTTCGATATCGTTTTATGTTTACCCGAATCAAAATTGTGTTCTACAGCATCGTCCACACCCGAATAATTTATAACATCACCACACAAAAGTATTCGACCAGTGTAAAAAGGTAAATCTGAAAATATAGATTTATTAAAATCGTCAGAACCACTGCTCAATTTTACTATAATAGCATCTGCACCTTGTAAATTAACGCTACCAGTTTCCATTTTATAAGGAGAAGTGGATGTAGAAAATACGTTACTTGCAGTTAGACCTAATACATCGTGTGGTGTTGTTTTACCACTCACGGTTGATTTATACCCATTTTTACCGTTATAGAAATCAAAACTAAACTGATTTGGACCTTCAAACGTCATGGCATTCGTATCTTTATCGTACGTAGATGCAGATAACATGCTATTTGAATTTACAACAACATTTGAAGCTAAATCTTCACCGTCATAGTTTCCATTTGGTATTGTTATATCATAATTAGTAGACGAACTATTAATAGTGAATGTATTGTTTCTATCGTTTATGAGATACTGACTATTATGAATACGTGCTGATATTAATGATATTTTACTAACATTGTAAATAGGCGTTTTTAAATTAACTATATAATCACTTGGATTAGGATAAGATACAGCGTCGCGTTCTCCACTATCTATATCTAAGGTATGTACCTTCATTAAAATAACGGAGTATTATTTTAATGAGTGTTTAACTTGATGTTTTCATTTTTATTTAACAAAGGCTATGCGAAAGGGGGTTATTTTGGAGTTGTCTTTTAGCAACCCCCAAACCATCCTGGGTACTATTAGGGTTAAGATTACCTTTATAAGCATTGAATTGATGATAATCATTGTTTTTGTAATGTTGTGTCCACCCACCGTCTGCTGAGTTTACACGACCATCTATACGTGTTGTATCAGAACGAACACTCGTAACCATACCACCTTGGTTAAGTGGATCGGCACGAACATTCATACGACCTGGACCAGGTGCGCGACCCGCTTTACCTCTTCTATCATCTGGTCTAAATCCGTATTTACCAAGTTCACTCGATGTGTATGCATCCCCATATACACGCTTTTCACCGATTTTAGAACCTGGAGAATTCAAATAACCATGGGAAAATTTATGAATACCCGGTTCTGGATTATTTTGGTATTGGTAAGCTTCCATGTTACCATCCTTTTTGTTTCTAGTTGGTTCAGCAGCTCTCGTGAGTGCCGAAACTGTTCTTTTTGCCGATGCTGTAGAAAGTGTATCTGTTCTAGAACCAGTTTCTGATCTGTTTGTTGTTCTTTTTGTTCTTTCGTGTTCAGTTCGCGCTACTCTACCTGAAAATCCCTGTGCTCGACCACCCGTATTTGGAAGACGGTCTGGGAGATAGGCAGTTTTCTCTGGTCTATTATGACCTAATTCTCCAGCAATACCTCTTCGACCACCTTTACCGTCAAAGGCGGGACCACTTCTCCCTGGTAAAGTTGTTAATCTATACGCACCAACATTTTCTGGGTTAATACGTAAAAGTTGGTGATGTCCACCTATAGCGGGTACATCTGGACCAACACCAAGGGCTGGACCTACATTTGTTCTTTGAATTGGTGAAAGGTTATTCATAATTCCTCCATCATACATTCTATTTCTCATTTCTAAGACTTCACCACCCGATGATCTACCTTGTTGAGATATATCACCAAACGACGAAACTTCAGTTTTAGACATATATTCTGATTCTACAAGGGGTGAAGTTTGTCCCAAAAAATCATCGTCTATAGTTACATTTCTATTAGATTCTGGTCTAACGTCAACTTGATCTGCTATTTGAGCAGCTTGAAGAGTGTATTGTTCTTCTGAATTTTTACTGAGTTTACGACCTGCATAAACTAATCCTGCAATCGCAAAAATCGATAATGGGTCAGCCATTCTTATTTCTTATTAACATTTTTATTCATGTACCTTTTACCGAACATACCATTTTGTACATCGGCACGTGTACTCGCGGGTTCGTAACTTTGAGTTCGGAGTGGAACTTTACACTCAATATGTTGAAGTGGGTGAAAATTTTTTTCATAAGTCTTTGCCAAAACCTTATTGAATCTTGTCGTTGATTGTGGACGAAGCATGTCACTTGTCTCTATATATTGGGCTGGGGATCCCTTACCTGCCATGTATGGGGCAGTTCCATATAACATGGTATTTGGTCTCGATGAACCATAGTTTAGTGTACTGGGCTGGGGGTATAAAAAAACCTCTTCAGTCGCACATGTATTTGGAATAGCTTTGTCTTCGACTATTTTCAATCCTGGCTGGAGTTGGTACGCCATTTACTATTACAAAAGATTTTGTTTAAGCAAATCGAGTATCTACTAATAAGTAAAAAAACAATTTTTTAAGGGGAAAAGCTAGCTGGTGCTCTACTTCCATGGACACGAGAATCTCCATCTGGATCTAAACCTCTGAATGCTTCGAGTTGTGCACCTCTCGCATCTGGATTACACATACCTGGATTTTGTCTACACGTTTGTTCTCTCTTACCATGTATGAACTCGTAGTGAGAATCGGCTGTTAACGCAACGTCTGGAACAGATACAAATTGTCTAGACATGGCATTTCTGTGGTGTTCTGGTGCTGAAGATCTCGATCGAGCTGGACCATATTTAACACCGTCAGTTACTAAATTATTAACGCTTGTTTGTACTGTTGGGTAATAACAAGATGATGGTCTATCTGGTCTGTCCCCAAAATCCGACATGAGAACATTTCCCATGGGATTATCTTTTGTTGGCATTTGACACTGACCGTATTTGTATTCTGGTTGGTTTATTCTGGCAAGGGATTCCTTAACCATATTAGATTTTTCCATTATGTAAAGTACACCTAGTGCAGTGGCGCCTATAACAAATATACGCACGTCTCTTTTTATTAAATATATTATACAGGTCGCATAAATTATAAAACGTGCTGCCGAATTTACACGTTCTTCTGATGATTGTGTACTGGATGGCCAAAAATTTAAAACTTTATCTGAACGAATGAGTTGTTTAGGATCGTCGAACCACGATGTCATTTATATAATAGGAGTTTATTTTTTACCGTTGCCTAACATTCCACCGAGCATACCTTGCATTGTTTTCATAAGTTGGGCTTCGTCCATACTATTGGCATCGTCACCCATATTATCAGCACATTGCTTAGCAACTTTTTCAATCATGTTAAGTGTGTCGGCTGGTATAGTTTTAATAGTTGTACCGAGCATATAGAGGGTTTGTACATACTGCCAGATAGCGTCTTTTGTGTTTTCGGAACACCCGCCCCAATGTTCTTTCAAGTTAACACCTTTCATAAAATCGAGATTTTTAGATTCATTAATAAAAAATGTTTCATCTTTTGAAGAAATTTTATCCGCATACGGCATTACATTAGACATGAAACCATCGACGACTAATCTTGGATTGGTATCTTTCATAAGATCAAATGCAGATCTACATTTTTTTAATCCTTTCTCTTCTGGGAAAGTCTGTTGCAATTCATCAATGAATTGACCCATCATTTCAGTGAAAGCTGTTACTGAAGTCATTTTTGTAATAATTATACTAATACTATCTTTAAGTTATATTTAAAATGGTTCAGATGATATAGTCTCTTTCTTACCCAAACCGTTAGATACTATCAAAAAAACTAATATTGCAACAAGTGCAGCTGGTTTTGTGTACGCACTCATGGCGAGCTTACCTTCGTTATTTAATTTTGCTTTAAAATGTATATATCCTGCTGTGATAAAGCCGGAAATTATACCGGCCCATGCTGGGTCTCTTAAATAGTCTTCGAACTCCATTTAATATAATTGAGGTTTTTTTCTATGGGCATCGGGTGCATCTGGAAATAAAACACCTTCGTCTCGGTTTTGTACTTGTTGTCTTTCGTTAGTGTTTATAGTTTTGAATTCGTTATTGTAAAAGGAGGATGATGGTTGATTTACGTTTGTTTCCATATGTTCTTCACCGTCAGACATTTGCATGGGTTGTTCGTGTTGTTCGTGTTGTTCACCCATATTCATATCCGTTTCCATACCCATACCCATTTCATCTGGTTGATTACTTTCCATAGGCATTTCGTTTTGAGTTTCACTTTCAAATGGTTCACTCGCAACTTCTTCTTGTTCACCTTCAAGAAGTTCTGGATCTTCGGAATCACATACTTCGGCATCCCCTAAATCCAAATCTTGTCCTTCTTGTGTTTGAGACATATAAGTCTGTAAAATTTGTTGAACAGGGATGAGTTCTTTTAAAGCGTTTTCTACACATACCGAAAATCGTTCAAAAAGTTTGTCATTTCTCGAATGTTCGTTTTGTTCTTCGTGGTATATATACGGATCATTATACAAAGATTCAGCGGCTTTGTTATGACACATCTGAATAAACACTTCATTTGTAGGAAGTTTAAGTGATATTTTTTTGTTATCTTTGCTTAATCGAACAGCTGATAATATTTTTACACAACTTACGAAAACTGCTGCGAGTAAATCATTAAACCACGCACATCTATTCGCTATGTTATCTGAGTGTTGTTTAGACATGGCATCACTCCAGTTGGGTACTTCCTTGAGAAGTTTTTGGTACATTACAAGAACCTTTCTCCCCTTAGATAATTTGTATGCTTCTTCATACATTTCTGCAAACGTCTCTATCATAACCGGGCACATGAGAATGCATAACTGTCCGAGATATTCTCTTTTAGCTTCTACGAGTATGTTAAGGTTATCCATTTATGATAAAGGGGAATTTTTTTATGAACCAATTATCGCGCTGTCCTGTATTTATTCGCAGCTTTTTTTAAGTTTACGAGTGTTGGGAAATCTTCGTATGATTCATCTTCTATA